AATATAGGCTTCGTAGACAAGTATGTGTAGAGAGCGTGTATATCCCCTTGCATACCTGTGCAGCCATCAAATAGATACCTAACCTCAGTAGCCTTGGCCAGCCCTGTGAACATGGTTCCACAATTTGAGAGGGAGGTACATTTGGCGAACATCTCGCTAGCATCAGTTACCTCCCCTAAGCCTGTCCACGAATTTGGAATACTTGTGAGGGAGGTACAGCTGTAGAACATAGCACTAGCAACAGTTACGTTAGATAAGCCTTCCCACGAATTTGTAATGCTTAAGACAGCCCACGAAGCTGGAATGCTCTCGAGAGAGGTACAGCTTTGGAACATACTAGTAGAATTAGTTAACGCACCTAAGCCTTCCCACGAATTTGGAATGCTTGTGAGGGATGTACAGCTGTAGAACATACCACTAGCATTAGTTAACGCCTCTAAACCTGTCCACGAAGCTGGAATGCTCTCGATAGAGGTACAGTTTTGGAACATACTAGTAGAATTAGTTAACGCACCTAAGCCTGTCCACGAAGCTGGAATGCTCTCGAGAGAGGTACAGAAGGCGAACATAGCAAAAGCGGCAGTTACCTCCCCTAAGCCTGTCCACGAATTTGGAATGCTTGTGAGGGAGGTACAGAAGGCGAACATCTCACTAGCATTAGTTAACGCCCCTAAACCTTCCCAAGACGCTGGGATACCACGCAAATTGGTGCACTCATTAAATAAAGACGTAGTATTCGTATATGTGTTAGATGTGCCCCAAGATTCCACCCCAACAAATAACCCACGAACAGCGGAATCGTCGGAAATCCGTTGCCCAGCTGAAAACGTTACGTCGCTAATGGATAGCTTATGCGTTACTGTTGTGCCAAGATATGAGTAATCAGAAACCTTAGCTGCCGTGAACGTTCCGTAGTTCGTATTGACTGAAAAGTCACCTGTATTTGGTGAGTTTATCAACAAGACCATATCAGGTGCATTCCCACTCTGCTTCGCAAGTAAAACCCTGCGACGAGCCAAGATAGCTGTTATCATACGAGTTCACCCCCGCAAGCTATGCCATCGACGACATTTATCTCAATAGTTTTACCGAGTTCGATGTTAGTGATTTCAGAGCCTAGCCACCCAACCGCTACGGAATCTATCTTTACAGACAAAGTAGCATCTGAACCAGATTCAATCTTAAACCACCACAACGGAAATGCGGCTGAAGCATTATTTGTTAGCACAATTTCAATAGCAGTTATTGAAGTCTCTTCGCTCAAGTCTACTATGTAAAAATCGCCCTGCTCAATATTTACAGTAACTGTGCTTTCAGTAGTAGACGAATCTGCGTTTATTATAGTGAATACATCTTGCTTTGCGTTTAGGGCAGTTTTAATTCCTCCAGAAAAGACTGGGTTGAAGCTACCCGCAGTTGGAGTGGTATCAAATGTGAGCTTAGTTTGCAGATTTTGCACGGCGGAAGAGATTTTATAATCGACGTCCAAAGCTATTTCTGAACTAATTACATACAAATTATCTTTTACCCAAATAGGGTTAGATGGTGGATGTAACGCATCGCATAACATTACTTTATACGCTTTATTTTTTTCAGCTATCACATTAGCAGAACCGTTCATGCTTAGCATAATATTAGAAGAGTTAAGAGTACCTTCCCAATCGCTGTATGTATATGCACTTGAACTTGTACCAGCATAGAATACTTTTAAATATGCACTTGTTAGCGGCTTTAGATTGTTATCCATAAATTGCGACAGTGGGTGAACTAAATAGCCGTAGTTTTCGTTGTTTAACATTTTTTATCTCTCAATTATTTGTTTTCTATTAAATGGATACATTATCACTTCAGTATAAAGGCCGTCTCTTGCACCAGATGGGAGAAACCATGTTGTCGGTATATCAGAAGGATCACTTACTCTCATGCTTACTTCTTTTCTATTTGATGCGTTAAAGTAATCATCTCCATTTAAGTAGAAAAGATAAAGCCCACCAGAGTTATATGTACTTTTAACGACATTAGTGTACACTGCTTTATTTTCATTATCAAAAGTAATATTTTTAAAGCATATCTTGTGCTTCGTGTATCCATCCGCACCAGCGGTCAAATCAAATGTTCCTGTACTTTTTATTTCATCGGCAATGTGAGCGTCTGTTATTTTTATGACAAGAATTTCAGTACCAGTTCCAACAAAATCAATACTATTGTAGTCGCAACCGCTTGAAATTATTTTTCCAAATGAAGTGCATTGTAGAATTAAATCAAAAAACGTGCTAGACTTTGTATCGCATGATACTGCGTTTCCAACAAGCGTCACGTCTTTTGCAGTCGTATTTATAGTTTTTAATCCTTTTGTAATGATCAGATCACAATCTAACACGCTGTTATATGCTTCCATATTTTCAGCCGTAAGATTATGCATGGAACTGGAAGTTATTCTACAATTGTGAAAAACGGCACCTGTAAATGTCAAGTGTCCTAATGCCACATCTAACAAACAATTATAAGCGGTCAAACTATTTACTGTCATATGTCCGACTAAATTCAGATCTGTTATAGACAAACCAAAAGACGATGTTATACCGTGTAATCTTAACGTGCCATTTCTTATTTTTTTGTTAGAGTAAAAAGTAACGTCATCGCCGATAATAATATCTTTGTTGCATAAATCGATGTTCCCAAAAGCTACTAACGCTTCTTTTTTATTCAAGTACCAGTCTATCTTTACTTCACCAACACTAGAAGGGGATAAAAGACCGTCGAAGCAGTTATATAAAGGCTCCGTGCATTCAATGTACTTAATACTTGAGCCAGTATATTTTAATTTACCACCATTTTTTTCAAAAACAAAAGAGGTGATTACGTTACTTTGTGATAAAGTAACTTCGCAAATAGAATCAATAATAAATTTTATTATCCCAGTGTATTGGCCTATAGCAATAGATGTTTCTGAAAACCAACTCGAGCGAACTTCAGGTGTGTTGCTAAATGTATTTCCACTTAACAAGCACCCGTTATAAGCATTTGCAAAAACGCAGTTAGTAATAATGCAATTACTAATAGTTCCGTTATAATGAAAATCTAAAACTAAATTTTGTAAAGTCCTACCATCTAAAGAACTATTTATTATTAATTTTTTACAGTACGTCCATACTGCTCTTAATGAAGATTTTTGCTCTTCTGCATACAAAGTAAAGTATCCGCCGAGGTTAGTAGTTATAATATTTGTGTCGTTGCATATAATGCTTCCAGTCCCAGTAAACATATTATAAATAATATTACTTTGTACAAAACACGTATAACCAAAATCTGCCGTGCCACTAAACCAAATGTTATCTTTGAATATTGCTTTTTGAATTCTATTTTGTAAACAGAATAAAGAAAAATCAGCCATTTCTACATGATAGTTATAGCCTTCTCTTGCGACTATTCCGAAGCATGAAGCGTCAATCTCGCTCGATGTTAAAAGCAATTTCCAATAATATTCACCGTTGTTTGATTTAAAGCAGCTTCCGCTATTTGCAACGCCAGAACTATCTCTGAAAAAATATCTTGATGGGCAGTCGCCTAGTGTGTAATATCCTTTGACTAAAATTAGATTTGATTCTGTATTAATGTTTTTTAACGCATCGATTGTATCAACTGAAATAATATTCGTTGCTGTTGTTGGTGCCTGTAATGAATCACCGAACGCAGGGTAAGTCGAATCCATTTGAAAGTTTAAAGCTCTTAAGTCATCATCTGCCCAATCGCTTACTGGGTCGCCATTCCCAACATATAGCCACTGCTTAACAGTATATTTCCCAACGAGTTTTACTGACGATTGCAGCGTTCCAAACGAACAGCTCACAGGATTGTTTATTGGTGTGCCTTCTTCGTTATATATAGCCTTCTGATTGCTTGTTCCATAATCTAAAAATTGAACCATCCCATTTAATGGCTTTTGATTTAAATCTAAAAACATCCTTCTTGTATCGCCGCTAAATAAAACGTCCATTTAGTACCTCGAATTTTTAATGTATTTCATGATGCTTCCTTTGTCTGCAATCTTGTTTTCAAAGCCTCTTTTTCTTGCGATCATTCCAAGCTGCGAAATAGGTAAAGCCTTCATGCTTCTTGCGTCTAGCGTTTTTCTTGCACCGTAATCTTTATTTGTCGCAAATCCATTTTTCACCTTTACGCCCTTTTCCACTGGGGTAAAAGAACACTTACAATTTGGATGATGACCGAATTCTCCATTAGCCAAAATTAAATCAGAACCCTTGAAAATACGGCCGTTACATCTTAAACAATAGTTACAAGTTCCTTTTTTTGATTTTTGAGGATTAATATTTGAGTGGTAAGAACTTTTATAATAAGTGTCTTTGTCGATCTTCCCGTCGGCTTCAATGTTCCCAGAGTACCAAGCGGTATTCCTTATCCGCTTCGCCTTCGGCTTACTCATTTTTAGTGCTTTAGATAATAGCATATAAATTAACGTCCGTATAATTTCTTAAACAATTGTTTTTTTTCTAAAGATTTCTTTTCATCTAGCTTTTTTTTGTCTTGTCGTTCTTCCTCAATATCATCCATGAAGAACGGCTCTATATCTCTAGTCAGTGAACCAGAAACAAAAGGAGAAGCTTCTCTAATAGCGTAGCCTCTAACCATGTCAAATATATTTTGCCTATTTTCTGGACTTGTAATATCTTCTTTAAATTGTGACGGCATTTTTTTTGGCAAGCTTTGCTGATACTTCGCTTTCTCCGACGCACTAACTCTTTTCCCAGTTCCCAAAACTCGATAGGTTTCTGGGTTTTCTGACAAGGCTTCAAAAGATTTATCTTTCTTTATCGCCTTATGCCTTACTGGCTTTGCGTTTTTTAATTTTTCTCTCTCTTTAATTACTTGATTAAAAACACCGCTGGTATATTCAGTTACACTTGGCTGATAGCCTTTATCAAGCATCATTTCAGCGATCTCTTTGTTATTAAAGCCTTCTCTTTTTAACTCGCCCATAAAAAAATTATTTGTTTTTTTGTCAAATGGGTTTTTCTTTTTTGCGGCTAAAAGGTTATCTACAATTTCTTTACCTTTTTCAAAGTCTTTTTCTTTCACAAAATCATCTTTTACTCTAGAAAATCTAGCAGGTTTTTTGGGCTTAAAATAACCGAATGCACCTTTTTCCCTTTTTTCTGCTCCCTTCATAATGACCTCGGCGGCTTCTGAAGATGCCTTTTGATAGTCGGCTCTTGCCTTCCTTAAAAGTGGGATAGTTAAGTTATCTATATCTTCAATATTCTCAAAGACTACACGCCCATTTAACCAATCATCAAAAGCTTGCACACTTGGAAAAGAGGATTCCAACTCATCTATAGAATAGCCTTTTTCTTGAATTGCTTTTCTTATTTTGTTTGGATTTTTTAATGTCTGTGCATCAGAGATAAAGTTTGGAAGCTCTTGAATCCTTTTAAGATTCTTAGCGGCCTCTTCTTTATTTCTAATCGCATTTTCTTTTGTCATTCTTTTTAATTCTTTTTGTCCTAAATAATTTCTTGAATAGCCTGTAATAGGAATTCCAGCTTCTCTCATAGCTTGCCGCCCTCTTTTCATTGCCTTGTAATCAGCGGCGGTGTTCAAACCTGCTGCCGTGACAATATCAAAAAGAGATGGATTAGCACGGTCTTTATTTGTTTTTTCATCGTAATACAAAGCATCTGCTATTTCAGAAGCGACAGGGGCAAAAGATGCATTCCCAACAGTCCTTGGAATAGCTTTTGAATATTTCACTCCTTTAAACAGTCTTGAAAAAGGATTTGCCGTTTGTGCTAAGTTTTCACCGACATCAAGAGCCACCTCTGCTTTTTTTATTTTTCCATCACCGCCTTCCAAAATATCCTTTTCTACGCTTTCTTTTGTTCTTGGAATAACAAATGAACCAAGAAACCCACCCAAACTTTTTCCGTAATCACTAACTACTTTAGCCCTTGCCCCTTTTATTCCAGCTTCTTGCATAACTGAAGACACAAGCCTTTTCGCTTCTGCATTCCATGGCAAGCCCATATTACTAAATGCAGCCTTTTGTCTTGAGATAAAAGCCTTGTCGCTTTCATTAGGCGCTTTTGCCATTACATACAAATTACCTTCTTCATCAATCGGCTTATATGCTTTTATAATTGCCTCTGGTGTCAACAATGGAGTCTCTCTATCACCAGCATCTTTTAATGACTTACGGCTTTCTTCCTCTCTATCACTCCTTTTTTTCGTAGCGATCTCTTCAGCATATTTAACAGGCTCGAAAAGATCACTCACAAAACGAGTTTCAAACATTTTCAATAATTCATTTTTTGCGGCTTCACTCTCGTCAATAGAGCCATCACGCAGAAGCCTATCAAGCTCTATGATTTTAGAATAGTTTTTTTCAACTATTTTTTTCTCTTTGTCTCCGAAGTCGATTGGATAAGAAAAACCCTTTGACATTAATAATCTTCTCCTTCAATCAAGTTTAGTTTGTAAGTATTTACAACTTCATCTCTTGATAAATTTTTGCCATACACAACTTTATGTAAAGCGGCAATGTCGTCGATTATAAAACGGTTATTACTTACGTTTCCACCTTTTACAGTTTTGTTTTTCAAATTTTCAATTGACTTGTAAGCCTTATCCTTTCTATCTTTTAACGCTCTCTGGTTTTTTTCTAGTTTACTTTCAAACAACTTTAATTTATCTAAAGTTTTTGATGCATCATCTTTTTCTAGTGATTGAAAAGTATCTGATAACCCAGAAAATTCTTTAATAAAACTATCGTTATCTTTTAATCTATCTACTATACTTTCGATTTCTTCGTATACAGAATCATCTGTATCTATTTTATCATCGTCAATTAAATTAGATTCAAAAGGACCAAATTTTATTTCATAATTTTTCTTCATATCGTTTGCTCTTTTTTGAAGAGCATTCCTTTTAGCCGCTAGGTTTCTAGCCTCTTGCGATTCTTTAGAGCGTGACTTTATCTGTAATGTCAAATTGTTTATGTTATCTTCAAGGTCTTGGATATTTGATTGCAATGTTAAGCGATTGCTCTCTCCTATAGCTTTTCTTGTTTCTCCGCTTTCTTTTTCTGCTTCGGTTCTTGCTCTTAGTGATTCTTCTCTGTTTAATCGACCAGACTTTGCTTCTACAAATTGAGCGGCAATTTCTGGGAATCCGTATCTATTGCCCTCTCTCATAATGGCTTCATCTGTTAAGCCGTTGCCGTAATTATCAAGAAAGTTTAAAAAGTCTTTTTTATTTTTTTCGAGGGCAGCGTTTTTTTCTTCCGCTTCTTTATTCCCTTTTATCTTTAATCCCAACCCAATCAATCCACCAATAGATCGACCTGCATTAGAATAATCACTTGATAAGCCTTCTTCTAAAGGTTTTGTGTTTAATTGATTTTGAAATCTGAATAAATTAAAATCAGGCATTTTCTTTCACTCCTTTTTGGGGAATAAACGCACTTGCAAATCCAAGAACATCTCCAAAAATAGAACCCAAAGCCGTCGGTGCAGAGGCTTCTGAAATTCCCAAGTTCGCTAGTGCTTGCTGAATAGATGAGTCATTTTGCAGTTGAGACAATAGAGCATTGTTTACGCCCTCTTGTGTATCACTTACTGATGTTTGATAAGCGTTTGCGACATTACCCAAGTTGGAACTATAAGCCATATCTCGATTTTGTTCACGGCCTATATTTCCAGCATCAATGTTCAACTCATCAAGCAATTTGTTGTAATCAAATGATTTTTCTTTATTCATTTGTTCTTGTGCATCGCCATATAGTTCCCTAGCCTTATCGCTTGCAACAGCTTGCAGTTGCTGCCCAGCCCCTCCGCTAAATAGCCCACCTTGCCCAGCTAAGGTGTTTTGTGCCGCTTGTGTCGCTTGTTCGATCATATATGATGCATTGGGGTCTAAGTAATCATCTACTGTTTTGTCCCAATCAAATCCGCTAACTTTTGACGAGTCAACAGAATAGTCTTTATTGCCTGCTTCTTTAATGCTATTAATCCAATCACTTACTGAAGAAGCACCACCTAGCTGATCTTGCAGGTTACGGCCAGTTCCTTTTATTGATTCCAAAATTTGGCTATATGTTTGTCCTGATTTAGCAAGAGTATCTTGTAACATACTCTCTGCATTATCATACGCCTTTCTTTTACCCTTTACATTAGTAAGCCCTATTGCATCTGTAGCACTTGAAATGATATCACCTATTGCCATTTTTTCCTCATTGTTTTAAAATTAAGTTTGCTTGAATAAATGCAAGGCCAACTAATGAAACATCTAATGATGTCTGTTCCTTACAAATATAAATTTTGTTTGTTCTTTGGTACAAATTAACACCGTTTATTTTTTGATAAAAATTAAAGTCTAATGTGTAGTCATATACAGCATTTGGAAGATTTAGTTTTTTAATTGTAGATAAATTAACTAATCCATCCGATTGGAGCAAACCAACCATCCCGTTCTTTATTAATACCAACGGAAGCAAGTCTTTTGTTTCTGAAGAATATGGATTTATTACGTTGCTTGTTATCATTTATCTACCACACTCTGTATAATCAAGAATAGCTTTAGAAATATTAAATGGGGCTGGGTCTGTCATCGTTACTTTGAACGCAATTCTTTGTGCTCTTCCTAAATTTCTAAAAATACATCTTGAGTTGTATTCTCCTATACGCCCAGCCTTTGCCCACTTTTCGCCAGCCCATGTATAGCCCCCATCTACGCTAGTCATAAGCATTACATTTGGGTTAAAACCTTCAGGCGTTGACCCATTCATTTGATCGTCATACTCTTTTTCTATATTCGTTTTTCCAGAATTAATAATTATTTCTAAAGAATGAATTATTATCTTTTTAAAATTGTTGATAATTATGCCAGTTGTTCTTGAGCGTTCTATTACTTTATCGTTGTAATCTGTATATTTATTTTTATCTAGATAAATTAATTTGTCTTCATTGAAAGCACCCATTATTATTTTGTCAGAATACTTTATAGCAAAGGCAGGGAACCAACATTTTTGTTCGTTGTTTATGTCTCTTGTCGCTCTTGTATGCCATTCATTTTCGTCAAAGTCATAACAATAAGTTCTATTAGCAGAAGGGAATGATATAACATAAAATGTATGCTTCCCATCAACATAACAGAAAGAGAATGCATCATCTGTTCTTGTAAAGCTTTCTATCTGCTCTTCTATCCATGCAGAAGAAATCTTTTCTATGCCCTGCCCGTCACTTACCCAAATGGCATTTGTCCCTACTGATGAAGCGCCTAAAAAAATTAATTTGTTATTAATTGCCGAAACACTATATGGTGCCTTACATCCTATTGAACTATTTTTTGTAGACGTTATAAAAGGGGTGTTTATATTATCTTGCCACCTGTATACTTGATAAGAACTATACCCGATAACGAATAGATAATCATCCATTGCTTTTATAGCAACGATGTTATCGCTTCTGAACTCCGCTTTTATGTAGTTAAGCGAGCCCATCCAAACATCTTCTGTGACTAAAGTCCCTTCAACATATGAACCTTCTGAAGGTGGGTAGTATTGATTATCGTCTGCAGTTACTAAAGTTCCGTCCTTTTTCATGAAAGTATATCTTGTCATATACTTATAAAAAGCGTAATTGTTATTAATGCCATTCGGCTTTCCAAGCTCTGAATAATAAAAGTAATCACTGTCTTTATCATTGCAAATTATTCTATAGTTTAAAGCCGTGATCATTGTCGGCCTTATACTTGTTAGCTCTCCAGCCTTTTTGGGCAATTCCAACACATCGACAGATACTAACGAACTTTCAGTTTCTAAATTAATAGTGTAGATATTAAAAGATGAGCAGATACAAAGGTGTGCAGGCACTCCGCTTGTTTCTGCAAAAGATACAGGCCCGCTATTATCTGCAACATCGCCTATATAATCATAAGAAAAATCATTATATATTCTGTAAACCCTAGCCCCATAAACGCCATATAGCAAAGGGGTTCCAGCGTTATAGCTTGTCAATGGACTTGTTGATGCAATGTATAGCCCTCTACAGAATCCACCTAATTGTGATAATATCGTTCTTGAGCCAGTAAGACTTTTTAGAACTTTATTCGTGTAGTGTTCGTTAGATTCCAGCGTTTCTGGAAACATGTTAAAGTTTTCTTCATGAGAAACAAAGTCTAAATCTTTGTACTTTGACGATCCACCAGTAAATGAATTAAGAAGCTTTTTCATAGGAACAAACCTGCATTGAACTTATCAAACTTGCTTATTG